ATCAACACTTTATTAAAATTTATAATTGATATCAACACTTGATTAAAATTTATAATTGATATCAACACTTGATTAAAATTTATAATTGATATCAACACTACTAGCCCATTCAAATCTTTTAATTAGTACTTTAGTAAATAACTTCTCAGGTGGTATATCAAATTTTTTAATAAATGCAAAAATAATTCTTGGATCAATATAATTATTTTTAGATGTCCCAAGTGATACATTTTTCATTTTATTTTTAGTATCTTTTTTTAATTTTAATTGTTTAATCATTTTTTCTATTTTACGTGCTTTTTCATTATTTTTCTTTTCTAAATATTGTTTCTTTTTTCTTTTCAGTTCTTTTAATTTATTATCTATTTTAGTTAATAAATTATCAAGTGAGGTATTTGTTGATTTTTGATGATTACATAATAATGCAACTGCTGTATTAGCCTGGTTAAACATTGCAATTAAATAATTTAATTTTTCATTTGGTTCCATTTGATTAATATGTTCTTCTTTAATTTTATCTAGTTCTCTTTGAAATAATACACTTGCATTATATGTACGCCATACTTTTGCAGTTAATCCTTTTAAAATAGAACTTAAATAATCATTTAAAATGGGAGATGTTATTAAATTAAATAAATCATCTTTTTTTACTTTATTTAATATAAATTCTTCTAGATTTTTATACACTTGAGAATGTACTGCTATTTTGCGACAATATCTAACTGAATCTTTTCCTAAGAAATCTAATCTAATTATATTATTTTCTAGTAGTGTTATATGTTCTACTCTTAATGATGTCACACCTACTGTATCTGCTTCTTCTTTAGTATCTTTTGACCCCCCAACCCGTAATGCTAAATGATCAATAAAATATAAACATGTTGCTAATTGTTTATTTTTTGGATTATTATCTGATAATTGTAATTCATAATCACTGCGTATAGAACTAACTTTTTTTTTTAATTGTCTGGCTAAATCAAATTTAGATTCATCTGATTTAGATTTGAAAAAAGAATCTAAACTAGTGAAAACATATTTATTTTTCCCAGTAATCTCTTCTTTCCAAGAAGCTAACCATATAACTGTTTGATCATGTATAACATCACCCCATTTATGGTCTGGTATATTAGGAATTGGAACTTTAGCATCTTTTGATATATTAATAGTTACATCTTCAGGCATTATACGTTTTTTAATTCTTCCAATTTTAGGATGGTTGCCTCTACCCAAAAATATACCAGGTGGCTCAATTTTATAATTACCAACTTGTTGTTGTACACCATCTATAATACAAAATTTATATGGTTCTTCTTTTGGGTCAATAACATCTTTTTGTTTTTTAATTAATAATTTTTTTTCTTTTTCCGTAATTAAATAATTTTTAATTAATGTAAAATCAATTTGGTCTAGAGTTAATTGTTTCATATTATCAGGTAATACTACTTTAAGATCTTTCCAAAAATTCTTTTTAAAATTATTATTCTGCATATATGGTGTATCAATAAATCTAGCAAACATTGTAGCATATTCTTCCGCTTGTGGTGGTAATACAACATTATTATTATTTATAATAACAGGTGTATTGTGTGGTATATATGCAGGTGGAAATAATGGTCCATTATGTTGTAATACTGTCCATTGTGGTTTTCCACCACCAAACATATTATTTATTTTCCAATGAATAGAATTACAACATATATTATTAGCAGTACATATAGTAGAACATTTTAATCTATTAGTATATTTATTTTTTAATAATTCTATTTTCATATTATATTAATAGATTACATTTTATATTGATAAATAATATAAATAAAAAACATTATTAATCACAATATATGTTGTGTTTTATCATACTAATTAAATATAAAAAATTGAAATTTATTTCATTTAATTAGTATATTAAAATAATTTAAGAACAGTAGATGAATCCAAACAATTTACCACCTAACGTTGATCAAAATTTTAAGCTTATAACTCTTCCAGAGTTTGATAATTTAAATGATTTTGATCGAGGGAAATATTTTACTGATCTTGTCATTTACTTGAATGAACAAATTAATAGAATGCCTAATGCTCGCGTAACTAATGATATACAAGAACTAATTAATCTAGAAAATACTCTTAATGTAGGAGAATATAAGCATACAGGAATAGGACTCTATTATATTTATCGACAGAGTGACACATTGTGGTATGTATTTCGTCTTAATCTAACTAACTACATAGAATACTTTCATCCAATAATGTTAAATTCATAGTTAGTCGCACAATAAAAATTGATATTTTATTAATTTATAATATTATAAATTAATTACAATAATTTTTCAATTGATGAGTGATCTCACCGCATGTGTGCCGGATAAGATATTATTTTTAATTATTTCATTGTTACCATTTGATAAAATACATTTATTATTACGTGTATCAAAATATATGAAAGAAATAGTTATAAATGCAAAAATGCAAATAATAAATGTTAGCATTGCAGATAAAGAGCTCAAACCTGAGCGTGTAAAATTATTATTAAATAATATTTCACAAATGCCACAACTAACAACTATTAATTTGTATAATAATAGGACAGGACAATGTAGTGATGAATTAATAACTGCACTTTTACATCTACCACAATTAACAAATCTTAATCTAGGATTAAATTATCTTAAATTAGCTAATAAAAGTGTAATTGATACTATAGGAACACTAACTAAATTAACATCACTTAATTTAGGTCAGAATAATTTCGGTTCTGATTCTGGAATATTATTGTATAATATGCTTTTATCATTAACACAGTTAAAATCACTCGATATTAATAATATTTATATTTGTGAATATAATTTTACAAAAATAATACCTGCATTAAATAAGTTGTCAAAATTAGAAAGCCTTAATATCAGTTCAAATGATATTAATAATACATTAATTGATGTATTAGAAAATTTATCACAACTTACAAATCTTAATATTGGATATACTTATTGTAATTACTATGATGTGTGTTTACTTGCACTTATATTAGGTAAAATGACCAAATTAAAATCATTTAATTTTTCTGGAAATCCTATTACATCTGCAGGAATGTTAGAATTAGCACCTGCATTATATAATTTGACTTTAATGGAAGAGTTATCTTTAACACATACTGATATAAATATTGATGGTATAACATTATTAGCACCTGTTCTTGAACGTATGTCCAATCTAACTCTTCTTGGACTAGGTATAAATAATATATCTTCAACAGGTGCAAGAGTATTAGCACCCGTGCTATTACAATTAACACAATTAAAGTCATTAGACCTCAAACAAAATGCACTTTTTACTGATGTAGCATTATCATTAGCACTGCCGCTTAGTAAGATGACACAATTAACTTTCCTTAATTTAGAAGGAAATCACATATGTCCAGACGGAATGGATGCAATAATAACTGCAGTATTAAATATGAAAAAATTACAAACCTTTAAGATTAATTGTAATTATACAGGCAATCCTGATTGTGCTCGTGATAAAAAAATATTACATCAAACTATGTTAAAAACAGCATTACCTATATTAAAATTTATATAACTAAACAATAAAAATTGATATTTAATTAATTTAATCAATTAAATTAATTAATTAATTAAAGATGTTTTCCAAAAGTGATTTGGTACTTTTAGAAGATGACAGACAAGAATTCTTAAATAACAGAATAACACAAATACCTAAAGTAGAACTCTCTAAATTTACTTTGTCGAAAAATATAATTAAAAATGCATTAGATTGTTTTGCAGAAATGCATTGTCCATCACGTTATTCTTATGGTGGATATGCACCGATAGGCGCCGAAGGATATGCTACATATGCATTATATCGTTCTATATATGATATTATATATATGTTTGAAATTAATGAACAAATAGTATCAAGATATGCTATAATAACAGAAGAAATATTACAATGTTCATAAACTTATTAAAATAAATTTTTATTTTATAATATTATTTAAAGATTTCATTTTTTATAATAAATAATGAGTTCTCATATAGTTAAACAATTTAATGAAATCTTAGGTTCTTTTTTAATACAAGTGTCGCCTTTGGTAGGAACAACTTATAATAATCGGTTTGAAATTATTATAAAATTAAATAATAAATTACCTATGGAACAATTTTTAATTTATGCTTTACCACTGCGTGAAAAAATATTAAATAGAGATGAGACTTATTTTTCTGATGAAAATAATATAAAACAAAATGTAGGTGATAATACACATAAAATAAATGAAATTTTAAGATTACAAGATATTTATCATAAATTAGATGAATCCTCAAAATCAAATGTATGGGATATTTTTCAAGCAATGTTAATTTTAGGCGAGGATTATATTAAACAGAATCAAAAAAAATTTACGTAATTTATTTTGTGTAATAAAATAAATTATTATTAATTTCTTTTATAATGAAAATGCCGTAATTTAATAAAATTGAAATTATTATTAATTTTAATATTAGTTTTATAATTATTAAAAATGGAAATGCCATTATTTGGAATTGGAACATATACAATTACTGGTGAAGAATGTTCAGATATTATATTTAATGGACTTAAATTAGGTTATAGATTAATTGACACTGCTGAATTATATGATAATCATAAAGATATTGCATCAGCTATATCTACAGCTCAGCAGCATAATATTGCTACAAGAGAAGATGTATGGATTAGTTCTAAAATACATAATAGAAATCAGAGGAGACTTGAAATAGGTCAAGCTGTGCAAAAAATATTATCAGATTTAAATACAAATTATATAGATTTAGTAATGCTTCATTCTGCACAAAAAACGTATGTTAGTGCATATAAAGAATTATTAACTGTCAAAAACTATTTTAATATTAGGAATATAGGTGTTAGTAATTTTAGACAAGATGAATTAGAAGCAATTATTAAACATACTGATATAACACCATATATAAATCAAGTTGAAATATCTCCTTTTAATCAAAGATTACAATTACGTGAATATATGAAAGAACATAATATACTTACACAAGCATATGGATCATTATTATGTGGGAAAATGTTTGATTCAGAATATTTACAACATGATAGTAATACACCAGACCAATTATTATTAGGATGGGGAAAACATTATAATATAAGACCAATACCAACATCACATACATTAACAGAATTACAAATGAATTATAATACTTTACAATATACACAATTAGATATTCAGACAATTCAACAATTAGATTCAATAGATGAATATGTATGTAATTATAAACATCATGCCGATAAACTAATTTAATTTATAAAAAATTGATATAATATTATATAAAAATATATTATATTATATTATATTATAAAGATGAATAAGATTTCTCCATTAATTAATACTCTTAAGACTACAGCAAGCCGTAGTTGTTTGCATGCACAAATTAGTGCATGTGTATTAAAGAATAATAGATTAGCAACTATTCCATATTGCAATACGGTTAATATATCATGTTGCAATCAAGGAAGCACACATGCTGAGATGAATGCAGTAAGAGGATATTTTGGTGATGCTTGCGAGTTTATGGGTAGACAACGGTATCGACTTAAAGGTGGGACAGACAAAATTGAATAAGAATAAGTTAAGAAAGTTAGATATTGTAGTAATTAGAATAAATGCATTAAATGAATTATGTAATGCAAGACCTTGTTATATGTGTTTAGAATTATTAAAATCATTAAATTTTAGATATGTATATTATTCAGTATCTTCTACAGAAATCATTAGAGAACGTGTAAGAGATATGATTAGTATTGAGGCATCTTCTGTCACAAAACATTTAGATATTATACATAACAAATTATATAATAATAATAATACATATTATAGAGATTTATTAGTTAATTATTTTCCAGAATATACAACATTATATAATTTAAATTGTTTCATAACATATAATTTACAAAATTTATTACCAACATACAAAATAAAAATTATTAATAATTCTGTTATTATATTAGATACAGAAAATAAAATAGTAGTAAAAGCTATAATTATTTAATAGTTTGTGTTTATTATTTTATATAAATATATATAATAATAAATGAATAATTTATTTAATTTTAAATCAATTCAACTATATAATTTATATAATAATTTATTATTTCATAAATACAAGGATAAACTAGATATGATATTAGAACCCTTACAATCTATGATTCAATTAGCAATATTAAGTGTAAAACCAATTGGAACAAAATTAGCAATACATGAAAATATATTATATATTCAAGAACCATCAATTATACAACCAATAAATAGATGGTATAATTCGGATAAAAAGGATGATTTATATTTTTTATTTCAAGTAATAAAAAGATTTATTAAATGGTATAATCCAGAAAATAATAAAATACTTAGTAGTAAATTATATAATTTAATTTGTTCAATGTCATTATTAGGATTAGATAATTTAATTAAAACATATAATAATACTGATAATAATTCAATTATACAAGTATTGCATTTATATAAAAATTTATTAGAAGTTCCTAATATTAAAGAACTTGAAAAACATACAAATGAAAAAATTAATATTGATGAAGTGTTTGAAAATATAATTAGTTTATATGAATATTCTCAATCAAAATTAGATTGCGATCCTGCAGATAAAACAGAAACACCTTCAAAAGTTATTATAGAAAAATCTAAAGACATATCTTCCAATAGTCCATTATTAAATATTATTTATAATATATTAATATTAATTAATACTGAAGAAAATCCAGAATATATTTTAAGTTATATAAAAAGTTTAAATTATATTATGGAAAAAACAAATACAGAAATACAAAACTGGATTAAAGTTAATCTAAATGTTTAACTAATATTATAATTAATCATATTATTTTTAACAATTATTTTTTTTGTAAATAAATCTTTTACTTTTTCATTATGTGTGATATATAATATTATTTTATCTTTAAAAACATCACGTAAATTATTACATATTTCAATAGCTAGTTCATTATTTAAATTTTCATCAATCTCATCAAATAATAATATATTATAATTTGATTTTGTAACATTATAAATAATACGTGAAATAATTAATCTCATGCGTTCGCCACCCGATAATGTTTCAATATCAATAAATTCATTCTTATTTAATTTATCATAAATTTTTGATTTTGTGAGAGCATATTGTATTAAATCATTATCAAAATTATTATCATAATTTGATATAATATCATATAAATTACCACTATATAAACTTTTATGATTTGATAATGTTAAATATGTTTGATGTGTAATATCTTCAATAGGCGGTGTTATATTTAAATTATCTGGTTTAACTATACCTTTTAACATATATAATAATGTAGTTTTTCCACTACCTGATTCACCATTAACTAATATATGGTCATTTTCATTAATAGTTATAAGTTTATCACTTGTTAATAATGGTTTTTTATTATTCATTGAAATTATTTTAATATTTTTTATTTTGGTTTTACTTCCAATTATTTTTACTTGAGGAACAAAACTATTCAAATATTGTAATCGTTCCTCCATTTTAACAAAATATACTTTTGTTTTATAATAATCATTTATCATATTACTAATAAATTCAATATCATATACAATTAAAAAGTAATAGAAAAAGTCAATATGTGTTAGTTCATGAATTTTTAATCGAATAACTATTATAATTAAACAAAACATTAATATATTAATTTTCATATCTAAATCATAATTTAATGTTAAAATATCATTATTAACTTTTTCATAATTTGTAAAATTTTTAATTAAATATTTTTTATTAAATTCATCATTAATCAAAAAGTGTTTTCCATTAATTACATAATTTCTAATTATATTTTCATATTTAAAAAAATCTTTTGTTAATACTGTTTCTTCAGCATTTTTATATTCATTTAATATTTTAACTATTATACAAAATACAATGACTAAACCAATTAATATGGTAAATTTCTTATTTAATGCAATAATAATTAATGTTATAAATTTAATAGGTATATCTATTTTTTTTTTAATATTAACAATATATAGTTCTAGATTTTCATTATAGTGATCTAATATATTAAAATATTCTACCAAATTAAAATTTAACAATTCTTTTTTTGACATATTTATTATTCTGTCATAAAAATAATTATTATTAGCTAGTTTAATTTTTTCAATTAAATCCGTTTTTGCATGATTAAAATGTCGTTCAATAGGTATATTTAAACCTAATATTGTAATTAATGCAATAGATAATTTAGGCAATAATGTTGAATCATTTTTAACTATATCACTAAAATATATTAAAAACCAATAAAAACTTTCTTGTATTGTGGTTGTTAATATTGAAAGAACTATGTATTTTTTATAAATGTAATTTAAATTATATTTATTTATTAAAATATCAAAATGTTCATTTATGTCCATATTATTATAGGATATATATTATTTCATTATAAATATTAAATTTACCCATTTTTAATTTTATTAATGATATCTGTAGTTGATGTTTTTGAATAATAATCTATTTCCATAAAACAATTATGTGTTTTAATTATTTCATAAAATGTTTGCTGATTATTTCGGTCTGTTTCATTTGAAAATCCATGTACAACTATATCTATATTATAATCATTAATAAAATTCATATCAACAATTAATGGACATGGAAAAACAACTTTATCAACAAGTTTAATATATCTAATAATCTCCACACGATCTTGTTCATTAATAATAGGTGTTCTTTTATAGGAAGCACATGTAGCATCAGATACAACACCAACTAATAAGAAAGTATTATCAGGGTCATTAAATATATTTTTAGCTTTGATTAAAGATTCTAAATGACCTCGATGAAACAAGTCAAATACGCCATCTATATATACAATTTTTTGCATTTATTAATTAGATTATAAAATAAATTTATAGAATTAAATATTTATAAATATAAATGATAAATAATTCTCGCTTAAAAGAAATTGATGAATATGTAGATCGTGTTAAACCGGATGATTATATTAATAGTATAATAAATAAATATAATTTAAAAGAGTATAAATATATTGATACTGTAGGAGCATTCTCTTTATTAAAATTAAGAGGAACTATTAAATATGTAAATAAATACGACCAAAAATTGAGACATGGTGGATTGGTTGTTAAAATATATAAACGCGAACAAAATCAAAAATGGTATTGTATTATTATAAAAGAAAATAAAAAATATTATATTTCATATAATTCTAATTATATTTTTTATATGGAATCTAAACAAGATGCTTTATTAGATTGGGCAAATTGTTTTATTTCAGATTATGATAAAGGATTATATGAGACATAATAACATTAATATTTATTAGTTATATATACTAATAAATTTGTAGCGGACTAATTTTGTAAAATAAAAATTTATTTTACTTTTTCTTTAGCTATTAACAATTTAGCATTTATAATTATTTAATATCTAATAAGCTATTATACTAGTGTTAATCTGTTTCTCGCATTACGTAATTTATCAAGGAGATCATTTATTATAATCTCATTAAGAGGAACTTCTTCTATTTGCTTTTTGAGCTCCTCGATATACATTGGAAGTAAAATAAGCAACCTATCTGTAGGTGCTGTAGAGGGAATATTATTCTCAATTAATTTAATATACTCCTATCTCTGCGTTACCCTCCGCTCGCGTTCTTCGCGGCTCATAGTATCATAACGTATTAAATAAATACACTTATAAATATTTTTTATTTCAATTTTTATACTAATAATATATACTCATATATAAACGATAACAATTAATCGTATATGTAAAAAAAAATATCTAAAAGTAATTAAAATATAAAAAAATGATTTCAATAAAAAAAATTCTACTTTTGCTATTATTAATATTCATAATTCATTATTTATCTGACGGTCAGTTATTTAATAAAATTAATAATTATTTTAATAATTGCAAAAATACTATTGAAAATTTTATGGGAGTATCAAATAGGAAAGTATTTAAACCAACTACGCCTGATATCCCATTTCAATTACAAAAAGATTTCCCATATAATAATGAAAGCGATATTAATAATTTAGACGAGGATACCTATAACTTATATAAGTTTTTAAATAGTATAATTACGGTCGGAGTTAATACATATGAATTAACACCGTCTAATAATATTAGGCTTAAAGTATCTAATAATTTTAAAAAAGAAATATATGAACAATTAAATAAACATATTAATTGTAATTGTATAGAATATAAATTTGATAATATTCAAATATTATCTGATATGTATTTTTATGAAAATTCTCGAGGAGCAGAAATTGAACCATTTGAAATATCAGCAAATGTATCATTAAAAGGTGTGCCAATTGGTTCTGTAATAATTTATATAGAATGTTTTATGAAAAAAGATAAATTTTATTATAATTCAACAAATTCTGGATATCTTGCAATATTAAATATTAAATTAATTAAAAGAATGTACAGTGATGGAAAATCAAGAGAACAAATATGGAAATCTGCTTATAAATTAATACCATCAAATCAAGAAATGCAAAGTAATATACGTACAGAGACTAATAGCCGTAATACTATGAGTGAATCTAACACGCGTAATACAAGGGTTGAATTATTTACTAATAATTATAATGTTGATAATGACATGTTTTTTAAACCTAATCAAATTCAAGATGATACAGAAGATAGTTTAATACCAAGTAATATTGAATTATCACCATATGATGATTAAAAAATTTATCTAAAAAATTTATCTAAAAAATTTATATATATATATATATATATATATATATATATATAAAATAAAAAAAATATATATTTATATATA